GGAGCAGGAGCCGTAGTAGGAATTGATACAGTTCAGGCAGTTATGCTTGCAGGACTCTTAGGAGTAGCAACAGTTATTGAAAGACTGGCAAGGGCTTTTTTGGACGATGGAAGGCTATCATTAACAGAGATAAATGATGCCTTTAAAACGGTAGATAAAAAGGCTAATTAGTCATTATTGACCTTGTTTGACAGCCCTTTCTAGAAGTGATATACTTGTAATATAACCTCTCTGGAAAGGGCCTTTACCTGTGACCTGTATTGCCGTTGTAAAACATGAAGACAAGATTTATATGGCAGGTGATCGAGGTGCCTCAGATGATGGAACTATCCTATCATTAGATGCTCCAAAGGTTTGGAAGATAGGTCCATATCTTATTGGATATGCAGGATCCATGGACGGAGAAAGAATCCGTTACAACTTTAAGCCATCTGCCCCAATACTAAAAGATACTGACAAGCACATGCAAACAAAATTTATTAAAGAACTTCGTGAATTCTACAATGAGTTCTGGGTTGACACATCTAAAGATGGAGACCTTGGTTTAATTATTGCAATTCGTGGCAACATCTATGAACATAGTTCTGCCGATATGTCTTTATCTAAGTACACACTTCCATACCTTGCTATGGGGTCTGGAGCAGAGTATGCTTATGGGGTTTTATATGCAACAGACAAGCAAAAAAATGCAAGAAATAGAGTTCTGCAAGCAGTAAATGCAGCAATTAAATTTAACCCGTCATGCATGGGACCAGTTGACATCGTTAGTCTATAGGAGTATACTTTTAATATGAACCACTCGCACGAAGATCTATCACCTGAAGAACAAGAATTTGGTATCTGGCTTGAAAACGGTATTGAAAGAGGATGGGTAACACCACCCTATTGCAATACGCATGACGGCGGGTACGAATATATGGATGAAGAAGAAGCAGAAGAATGGGACCAAGGTGGAGACCCATGTTGTCATGTCATAAGACTGATGATTTCTTAATAGAAAAGGAATAACATGAAGAAGACACTACTAGCACTACTATCAGCAGTACTATTAATTACCGTAGTACAACCAGCACAAGCAGAAGATCAAAGAGTTCTAGCAATTATTGACTCTGCAATTAACTCAAACAATTTTCCATCAATCATTCAAGAAGCATGCTTTACAGCAAATGATGAATTTGCTTTAAATGTTGGTGGCTCTGTTCTATGTCCAAACGGTAAAACATTTATGGAAGGCAAAGGAGCAGCAGGAAATTCGGTTTGGCCAGCATCTATTAATAACGCAGTTTACCATGGAGATACAATGGTTAAGTCTGCCTTAACAGTTAACCCTAATCTTAAAATTGTATTTGTAAGAATTTCTAATCTAGATAAAACTGGTGGAATTAACGCATTTTCTAATCGTACAATTGAGTTAGCACTTGACTGGGTATCAAAGAATGCAACAAAGTATAGTATTGATGCTGTATCAGTTAGCCAATCGTCTGTAGTTCCAGCAGTACTTAGCAGATGTTTAAATGATACTGTCACCATTAGTGCCATTGCATCTTTGACCTCTAACAATGTACCAGTCTTTGTTGCAACAGGAAACGATAAGCGCCAAGATGTTGTAGGATTTCCTTCATGCGTTAGCGGAGCAGTTGGTGTTGGAGCACTAGGTAGTGCAACACAGTTAGAGAAAGCAACAAATACAGGTCCTGGACTTGACATGGTTGCTCTTACTGGTGTAAAGATCCCTAAATACAATAGACCTATTAACACAGCAGACTCTGTGTATGGGTCATCAGTTGCAACAGCAATTGCGTCAGCATCATATGTAAACCGCAACACCTTTAAAACTTTTGGAGAGTATCTAACATCTCTTCCAAAGATTTTAATTGGTACTATTTCATATACTCGCAACTAGTTATTAGTCCTAGGCATGACTAAAACTGCCTGCTTTGCCCTATAACTCAGTTGGTAGAGTGCCGAACTGTTAATTCGGATGTCCCTGGATCGAGGCCAGGTGGGGCAGCGACTTAGTGTATAATTGTTATATCAAAACAATTAAGTTAGGAATTTATGTGGAGAATGATAACTAAAAAAGATAATATTTCAGGGTCTGAATGGTGGCTAAACTCTGCAAACTTATCTTTACCAGAAATATCAATGCATTCAAGACTTCCAAATAAATGGTCTAGATATGACTCAAAAGAAAATTTAAAAATTAAAAGTATTCTAAAGCCAGTAAATAATTATGTTATTAATTTTTATCCAAAACCTAAAATTACAAATATAACTAATAATATAGTTACTTTTAGACAAAAAACTCATGCAGAGATTTGGGTTGAAGAATTTAATGATGGGACGCTTTATGCTTTAGACAAATGCCATCAAAGACAGTTTTATCCATCTTTAAATAATTTAGAAAACAAAGAATGTTTTGACCCAACATATAAATTTTATATTCCTTGGTTTATAAATAAAAATGTTAATTTTAAAATAAATGGAGTAGAAGATGAATACGCTCCCTTTTACATAAAAGAACAAACCTTTACTGCAAACTACTTAGAAGATTCTGCCTATTATGCTTTTTCAGATTTTGTTGATTTTAAAATTAAAAATACTGGGGCATATTATTTAAAAGAAAAGTATGGTATTATTAGTAAGAATACTGCAATGTACGATATGTCTGTTATTTTAGATGACAAAGAAATATCACAACTAAAGGATTATTATGGACAAAAATGATTTAGAGTTAATATTTATTCCACATCATGATCAAGATGTTGCTGATTTTTTATCTCCAGAGCCATCCTATAAAACGATACCACAGTGGTATAGAGATCTGGCAAAGCATACTACAACTAATGATTTAAAATCTTTATGCCCTGTAAATGATAGAGGTGGAGATGGCTCTAATGTTTCTACAAAACTTTGTTTGCCATTTCAAGATGCTATGTCACTTGGCTATATGTATTTACTAGAGGATGATTTAGAGGTAACACTTGATGTCTCTGGAAAGCCATCTCTATCTTGGAAAAAGAATTTTATGATGATGGATACAAGAGAGCATGTTGACATGGCAATTCCAAAAGACGTTCACCCTATACATTTTGGTGTTAAGATGCAATGGTATTATGAAACACCAAAAGACTATTCTTTATTTATGACAATGCCAATAAATAGGCCAGATTTGCCATTTTGGACTCCATCTGCTATAGTTGATTCTGATATCTGGGGACTACCTCCATTTATACCATTTTTTATAAAAAGAAATTTTGAAGGGGTTATACCAATGGGAACTCCTATATGTCAAATGATCCCAATTAAAAGAGAGCCTTGGAATTTAATAGTTGATGATTCCTCTGATGCACAAGAAAAACATCATTTAATAGCAGAAAATAGAAGGTCTGATATAACATCACACTATAGAAAATTTGCATGGAGAAAAAAAGAGTATGCAAAGTACAGTAAAGAAAAAATAAACAATAAGGGAGATAAATAATGTTAAACACAAGTGGAACTCTGTTACGAAGTAACAAAGAGCACAAGTTTTTTGAAAAGCACCTAGACAATAATTTAGATGAACTTGCTAGGTTTTTAGAAGCCAAGTATAAGTTAATTACAGAAGCGCAACTGCGTGGCGTTAGCACAATGGAAAATGATGAAGGAATTTGGTTAGAGTCTGGAAGTTTATCAACTGTAAAGTGGAGAGAATATAATGTCTTTCAACTTTATCATCCATCTTTGCACAAGTTATATTCTGAATTAGCAAAACTAGTCAAAGAGGCTTGCTCTTATTATGAAATAGATTTTGACAAACAAAAATATTATGTCCAGGGATGGTTTAATATTAATGAAGCAGGTAATGGAAAACTAAACTGGCATGACCATGGCGCACCAGGGGCTCCTAATTTCCACGGATACTATTGCGTAAAGGCTGAGCCATCAAGTACATACTATAGACTTTTTGGTGATCCAAACAGAGAGGTTGAAAACAAAAATATTGATAACAGAATGATTGTTTCGGAAATGGGACACCCACACGCACAAGGCGATTGGGATTGGCCTGGATCTAGAATTACAGTTGCTTACGACATTCAGCCTCTAAGTTCGTTACTTCTTGGTGGCGCTCATACAATCCAGCAGCACTGGATACCATTGCTATAAAATGAAAAACATATTGGTTTATTTTTACGGTTATAAAAGTAAGTTGTTGCCAGATGCCGTTGATCAACTTATAATAAATCAAAGTGGTCAAAATAAAATAGATGTTGTTGTTTTTGATCAAAGAAATATTTCTAGACCAGAAAAATTTGTTGGTGTTAATTATAATCATATTTTTTGGGCTGACTTAACGTCTAGGTTTAAGTATATGAACTTTTTTAAAAAAAGAAAAAACTTTGATTTTTTTATGTATGTTGATGGTGCAAAAATGTTTCAAAAAGATTGGGACATTGAATTATTAAAATATCAAGATCAATCAAAAACAATTTTATCGGGTAGTCATAATGTTATTTTTAATAAAGATAATTATAAATTTTATCCAGAGTATAAAAAGATAGATATAACAAAAGAAACAAAAGTAAATTGGGTATCTAAAGATTTTTTCTTTATGAACTTTGATCTATTTAGAACTTTGCCAGACATATCAATATTTAAATACTATGGGGTTGAGGAATACCTTTCATTGTTTGCAGCACATGAGGGTATATCTGTTTTAGCAATTCCAACTAATTTTGTAGTTGATAATGAGCCTAGTATATTAAAAAATGATTTTATTCCATTTTCTTTATATCATAACTATTCAAAAATTATAGATTGTTTTAAATCAAAAAATGAGTCTATTCCTGGCGTTAAAGAACTTATGAAATTAATAGAATATGATTTTACCAGTTTAGAGTATTTTCCATATAATATAAATGATGTAGAGTATGAGTTTCTTTCAAATCTAGAAAAACTTGCTGAGCAAAGATTTCATGAAGTGGCGAATAGGATATACTGATGATAGCAAAACCTGTAGTAATTAAAAATTTTATTACTCCTAAAGATGCCCAGACTCTTGTAGATGAAATTAATAATCCATCAGAGGTAAATCCATACCCAGAATACTATAAAACTAGGTATGGCGGAACTGCATACCCATACAATAAAACGGTATTAGATATTCAAAAAACATACTCTCTCTTATCTAACAATGTTCATCAAAAACTTAATCCAGAAGAAACAAAAAAAATAAACACATTTAAATCTTTTGGCTCAGTGTGGACAGCAGGAAGTCATGCAGATGCTCATACGGATGATCAGTTTCCAGAAGAATTCATAGAATACAGTACGGTAATATATCTAAATGATAATTTTGTTGGGGGAGATTTATATTTTCCAGGACTTAACTTTGCCTATAAACCAGAAAAATATGATGGTATATTTTTTCTAAGTGATGGAGATTTATGGAGACATGGAATATCTACTATAGAAAGCGGATCTAGACTAACCCTGCTCTACATGCATACGACTCATACAGAGCATCCAAAAGGGTATATAATTGTTGATCCAGACATTAATTAGGGAGATTAAAAATATCATGAAAAAAATAATAAACAAAATTAAAACATATTTTATACTAAGAAAAATAAGAAAAAACAACAATCAAGATAGATACATATACTAATGAAGATCCTAGGAATAAATGAAACATCTCACGACGCCTCTGTATCTTTAATTGAAGATGGAAAAATATTATTTGCTGGGCATGCAGAAAGATATAGCAAACAAAAAAATGACTGGTACGTGAATGATAGTTTAATAAAAGATGCTTTACAGTACGGTACACCAGATCACATAGCCTACTATGAAAAGCCCCTTCTAAAGGCCTCCAGGCTGGCCTTAAGGGGTGGCTCTGGGGATTGGAAGCCAAGGTTTAACATAGAGGGTATTCCAAGAAAATCTTTTAGCCATCACTATTCTCATGCAGCAGCAGGATACTATACAAGTTCTTTTAATGATGCAGTAATCGTTGTGCTGGATGCTATTGGAGAATACAATACCTCAACAATATGGGTAGGTGAGGGCGATAAAATTAAACTTAAATATAAGCAAAACTATCCTGTTAGTTTTGGACTGTTCTACTCATCATTTACTCAACTCATAGGGCTTATGCCAAACCAAGAAGAATATATTATGATGGGTATGGCAGCATATGGTGACTGGACAAAGTACTATAAAAAAGTCAATGATTATTTCCCTTCATACGAAAATCAAAAATATAATTTTCATAAAGGCATTACAGATTGGGGTTGGGTTTCAGAAGAAGACAAATTTAATATTGCAGCAGCAGTTCAAGTGGTTTATGAGCAAAGGCTAAATCAGTTTATGCGTATGGCAAAGTCTATAACTGGTAAAAATAATTTAGTTTTTATGGGTGGTTGTGCTCTTAACTCTTCAGCCAACACATTGTTGTGGAATATATTTGATATGATTTGGATTATGCCTAACCCAGGGGATGCTGGTAGTTCTTTAGGAGCAGCAGCAGCCTTATACGGAAAGCATCTAGATTGGAAGACTCCTTACTTAGGTTATGACCTTGTAGGAAAATACCCTGTTCAGCAAATTGTGGACGGCATATTAAAAGATGGAATAGTAGCAGTAGCAAGTGGTAGAGCAGAATATGGTCCAAGAGCGCTAGGCAATAGAAGTATCCTTGCTGACCCAAGAGATCCACTTATTAAAGACAAAGTTAATCTAATTAAGCAGAGAGAACTCTTTAGGCCCTTTGCTCCTGTAGTTTTGGCAGACCACGCACATAAATGGTTTGATATGGACTTTGAAAGCCCTTATATGCAGTACACAGTGAAGTGTTTACAGCCTAACAGGATCCCCTCTGTAGTGCATGCAGATGGCACATCAAGGGTTCAGACAGTTACAAGAGAACAGCACTCAGGGTTATATAGGGTTTTAAATAAATTTTATTTGCAGACTGGAGTTCCCATTCTTCTTAATACCAGCCTTAACATTAAAGGCCAACCATTGCTAAATGACGAACTAGATATCCAGGCATGGGAAAAAACCTATAACTTTACAATTACACGCTAATCTGCTATAATTAATAGATAACCTATAGGAGGATATATTCATGGCAACAAAAGGATCAGTAGAAGCAATCATTGAGATTGCAAAAAAAGAAGTGGGCACAATAGAAGGCCCTAAAGATAACGAAACAAAATATGGTAAATGGACAGGGGCAAACTTTCTTCCATGGTGCCAATCATTTGTTTCTTGGTCAGCGTTTTCAGCAGGACTAGACCCAAAAACATATCCAAAGTCTGCAGCAACAATCGCTGCATCTGATTGGTTTAAGAAAAATAAGCGTTGGTCAGATGCTCGTAATGATGATCCAACCCCAGGAGATTGGATTTATTTTGATTTTCCAGATGATGGAGTAAATCGTATTTCACATGTAGGCCTATGTGTTAAGAACAATGGCGATGGAACAATTCAAGTTATTGAAGGAAACACTTCAGGAACTGCAAAGGGAGACCAGCGCAATGGCGGAATGTGTGTAGAGAAGACTCGTGGCTATGTAAAAAATAATAAGAAAAAGTTGATCAATGCTGTTGTTGGTTGGGGTCGTCCAGTATATGTTGGAGAAGAAGATGCTCCATTGTTAAGCAAGGTTAAGTAATGGAATCAACAAAAAGAACTTTACTTAAAACAGCAAGTTGGGAAACCTTTCACCTTGTTGGAGTTGCTGGAGTAATTTATTTATTTACTGGTGAGTGGGAGTATGCAAGTCTTGGTGCTCTTCTTTACATTGGTTGGGAAGCACTTGGATATTTTTTACACGAAAGAGTCTGGGCTAAATTTGGAAAGGGGATTAAGTAATGCGTATTAAAATTATTCGTTTTGTTGTAAAAGCACTTGGTTATGAATGGGGCGGGGATTCTCTCAACGCACCAATCTGGACAGTAAAAGCAAAAAAGAAAAAGTAACAAATGGCCCTGTACGAATACGACTGCATGCCATGTGCACAAAGATATACCAAAGAAAGATCTGTCAATGACAACGATCCTGGATATAAGTGTGATATTTGTAATACTTCTTTAGTTCGTGTTTACTCTAATGTAGGAGCAGTTTTTAACGGTAGTGGATTTTATTCCACAGATAATAGGAAAAAATGATAACAAGCATACCAGAGGGACAGATTTGTCAATCGTTTGATCCAAAACTAATTCTTCATCCATCAGTATTAAAACAACAGAATGCTAACGAAAATGCAAGCGTATCTTGTGTTGCTCCTGCATATGTATATATAGAAGGAACGCATGGTAAAAAATTTTTATGTGATTACCACTATCATTATGAAATATATATGACTAAGCAGGGACACTCAGAGCCTAACAATTCTTGGGAAAATGTTCAAAAGTTTATAATAGATGAAAGAGAAAAGGTAAAAGAAACATTTGCAAAAAATGTGACAACTACAGAAACACTAGGACATAAATGCTCACTGATTAATTCGTATAATCCAAGCACTGGTTGTACTGCTGACGCCCTTGTAAAAGTTATCCCTACTAAAATAATTTTTGGTAAAATAAATTGGACTGAAATAAAAGACAGAAATAATATCTCAGAAGGTATTTTTTATTGTAATTTTCATTTTAGAAGAACCTACTATAGGTGTTTAAGCAACGGAACAGTTTATGAAGATTTTCATCAAGTTATAGATGAAAGATCCAGGATGAACTTTACTCTTGCTGAAGAAGGATCAAACCTAAAATATGTCTAATCTAGTGTTGACATTCTGTCTACATTAGGATATAATTAAATATGTTAAAAACAATACAAGAAATAGGCGGTATACTATGAATACAATGATTGCAGAAGAAGTAAAAGCAAAGCAATGGACTCTATCCCCATTAGATAGGTGTGATTCTTGCGCTGCTGAAGCCCTAGTTCAAGTTACTGGAATTTCTGGAGATTTACTATTTTGTGGGCACCACTACAACAAGATAATGGACAATGCTGAAGGATATAAGAAAATGATGTCATTTGCTCTTACTATCCTTGATGAACGAACAAAACTAGTTAAGGATTAAAAATGATTATTCAGATTATAGGTCTTCCAGGTTCAGGAAAGACAGAGTTAGCCAAGGCACTCAAAGAAAGAATTAACGCTATTCATCTTAATGCAGATGAGGTTCGTGCAACAGTCAATTCAGACTTAGGCTTTACACCAGAAGATAGACTTGAGCAGTCCCGTCGCATGGGAGAGATGGCAAGACTTATTTCCAAGCAAGGAGTTGCTCCAGTCATTGTTGACTTTGTGTGCCCAACCGATCTAACTCGTACCGCTTTTGGTAAGCCAGACATATTAATATTTATGGATACGATTTCTGAGGGTCGCTTTGAAGACACTAACAAGATGTTTGAGCGACCTACAGAATTTGATGCAACATTTGAAGACCACAGATTAGACGCTGAACAAAAAGCAACAGTAATAATTAAGTATTTTAATTTACACGATTGGTCTGCACCTACAACTCTAATGCTGGGTAGGTACCAGCCTTGGCACGAAGGCCACCACGCCCTTTACAAGGAGGCTGGCAAGAGAACTGACCAAGTACTTCTTGGTGTCCGTAATACATACAATACAAGCGAGAAAGATCCACTTAAGTTTGATCAGGTAAAAGAATATATTGCCAAGGATAAGTTTATGGATGGTGCATTAGTATTAAGACTACCTAACATTACCAACATTGTATATGGTAGAGATGTAGGATATAAAGTTGAGCAGGTGAAACTGGGTGATGAAATTGAATCTATTAGCGCTACTCAAAAACGTAAAGAACTGGGTATATGAGGCTGGCAATGCCATGGCCGATAATGAAATAAAAATGTATGAGCACTGGTTTAAAAAAGGGGAAGATAATGAACGTAAGTAAACAAAGATCAGCCCTAAAAGCAATCACTTGGCGTATCATTGGAACGGCAGATACTTTTGTAATATCTTGGGCAATAACCAAAGAGCCAGTCACGGCTGGTGCAATCGCAAGTTTTGAGGTATTTACAAAGACAATCCTTTATTACTTCCACGAGCGTGGTTGGAATAAAGTTAAATGGGGGAGAAAATAATGTATGAATACTATGTAAGAAAAGTAGAGAATGTTGTAGATGGAGATACCATTGATGTTCTTATTGATTTAGGGTTTGATATCCTGTTTGCATCTCGTGTCAGACTGGCTGGTATTGATACCCCTGAGTCTCGCACAAAGGATCTTGCTGAAAAGGCTCTTGGCCTTGAAGCCAAAGAGTATCTAAAGAAATCTTTAAAGGATGCTAAGTCTGTTGTAATAAAGACTGAAAAGATGGACTCATCTGAAAAGTATGGTCGCATTTTAGGCTGGGTATATGTAGATGGAAACACAGTATCTCTTAACGACATGATGATCAATGATGGCTATGCTTGGGGATACCTTGGAGATACCAAGGTTAAAGATTTTGGAGCACTTGCTAAGGCAAGAAAAAAGTCGGGCAAGTAAGCATGGACGAATTTGATGCAGTCGATAATCTGTTGTTAAATGGTGGTCTAGAGTTTGCTGGTAGTGATTCAGAGACTGGAGAAACCCTTTATAAACCTACAGATAGGCTTAAAGAGTTAGACTCTAGGCTCAGTGAGGACCTATCTTTATATTTTTCAGAGGTAACTTTAAAACTTTGGGAAAAAGGTTTTATTGATATGGATGTAACAAATAAAGATCCATTGGTAAAACTAGGGCCAAAATCTTTCGATGCATTAAATATAAAATCTTTACCCAAAGAGGAAAGAATTGTTATGGAAGAAATAGTCAAAGTACTTTTTAATAAAAACTGATATACTTTAAATCTAGGAGTACTAATGAATAATTTTTATGGGGCTATAGCAATAACAGTAACTACCCTAATACTCTTCTATATTTATTTATTAAGAAATAAGATAAGCAGCAATAAAAAAGTTATTGTAAGTCAGTCAATGCTGTTGTATAGGTATAAGAGGCTAGATAAAAAACCAAGAAGGTTAAAAACTAAGACTCAGTCAACAATTCAACATGATAAAACTAACATAAGGGTTATTATTCTTGACAATAATGCATACTGGATTAAAGATAATATGTTTTATAAAGCGCCTTTAGTAAACGAACTTATTGATAAAGAGTCTGCAGAGCAAGTTGACACGATGGGTATGGATAAGGTACAATTAGAGAAGATGCTGTTTATAATGGACAGATTAAGAGAAGGGATTGGCGATGATAGTAGGGGTCCAGGGGACAAGTAGTTTTGATAACTATAATGTCTTTATAAGATCAATGGGCGTTGCTCTTTCTGAGTTGTTAGAAGAAGATAAAACCTTTCACATATATTCTGCAGGTCCAAACAACATCAACATGATGGCTATGGAGTTTTCAAACTTATCTGAAAAAGGAATGAAGTTAAGAGGAAAGTCTATCAAGTTTATTAAGGTTACTCCTCAATGGCTAGAAGAAAATATTTTAGAACTAAATCATTTTGCTTTTTTGTCTAATCCAAAAGAGCCAGTGTCAAAGATGGTTCATATATCAAAACTAAATAATATCAACACCAATGTGTACAATTTTTAAACAGTGTTGACAAATACAGTCAGATCTGTTAAAATTAAGTATGCTTCAAATGTGCTTTAGCACACGAATAGAATGGAAACACAATGAAAATAGTTAATTCTTTAGAGGCTATGGAATCTATAGTCATCAAGAATCGGCAACTGTCTTGGGACGGTTGGACAGTGGTTGAGACTTTTCCTTCAGACAAAGCCTACTACTCAAAGTTTGGCATTTATAAAAATGGAAAATGGCAAATGAAAAAAAGTTTTATTCCTTCTAGCCAAGGGTGGGAAATTCCTGATAAGTATGTGATCTAAATGAATAAATACATGTGGAAAGATAACGCTGTTTGTTTAGATTATGACACAAATTTGTTTTTTGAAAAATATGAAGATGATGAATTGTTAAGACCAGCAATTGATGCTCTTTGTTCTTCTTGTCCAGTCAGGAAAGAATGTTTTTCTGTTGGAATTTCGGGCAAAGAATGGGGAGTCTGGGGTGGGGTATACTTAGAGAATGGTGAAATATCAAAAGAGTTTGCTAGTCACAAGACAAAGAGCGACTGGGGAATGACATGGCAGTCATTAACAATGGAGTAACATGTATACAGATGCAATGAGAAAAGCATTTAGATCTCTCAATGCTCCTAAAAATTTTTCTTTACAGATTATAGATAATGATAATTTTATAACAGTTAAAGCAAAAGAAAAAGACTTTATGCTATTGGAGACAGTAGACATGAAAAGACAGGCTATTGAGTATATGATTCGTGTTAAGAAAGCACTAGAGGACAATGGTGCAATTGTTCTTCTTGTTAGAGAAGGTGGAAAAGAATTATGATTCAGACAATATTGTTAATTATTTTATCAGTCTTATCAACAACCTTTGCTTTTCTTTTTTATATTCAAAAGAAACAAAATGTTAAAATGATTGCTCAAACACTTGAGTTTTTTATCTTACAAGAAGAACAGAAAGAAAAAACAAAAACAGATAAAGAGCAGTTTAATGAAGATTTTTTAAAATTTATTTCAGACTCTCGTGACTGGGCGTATACCTATATAGAGGATGTTCAGGCCTCTTTAAATAAATTTATTACTGATATTGAGCCAGAAATAGTCTATTTTGATGAGTACGGGGTTGTGGGAACAGCCTATCCTCACTACTACTCCATGAAAAAAATATCTGGGGCGTACAAAGAGTTAAAGAAACTACTCCCAGAAGACTATGGTAGAATAGATACATGATTACTAACCCTTCAGAAAAAGACGAGATCTATTTAAAAAATGTTGAAAAAATAGGAAACTCTGCAGAAAACATAAAATGTGTAGAAGATGTTCTATCTAAAGAAGAGCACGAAGTTCTTCTTGATTACGTATTGACCCGTAAGTTGTGGGTTCTTGAACCTTGGGATGCTTATACCGTTGGAATGGATCAGTTGCCAATGAACATTCTAAAGATGTTAGAGAAAATATTTGCAGTTGTTCACAAAAACGCTACAGAGGCTTACGGCGTAGACATTAATTATTTTCAAACAGACAATCTTGCTTTAATTAAATTTACAAAGGGTCTTGCTTTGTATCCACATGTAGATACTAATTCAGCAGAATCCAATCACATTGCATCAATATACTATATTAATGATGATTATATTGGTGGAGAACTTTGTTTCCCAGAACTTGGTGTATACATTAAACCAAAGCCAAACAGTTTAATATTTTTTCCTGGTAACGAAAACTATCTGCATGAGGTTAAAACAATTGCCATGGGTGATCGATATAGTTCCTCAATGTGGTTTCAGTTTACTGGTTCAACCTTTACTAAGAATGCAGAATGGTACAATAAAGAATGATGGAAATTACCTCAGAAAATTCTATAGATAATATACAAACTGTAGAAAATGTATTATCTAAAGAAGAACATAAAAAATTACTTGACTATGTGGTTAATGTTGATGGTTGGTATAAACAGCCTTGGGGAGTTGAATTTTTTAATTCTGAAAAAGGAATGTCATCAGAAATTGCTGACATACTAGACAAGGTATTTCGGATTGCTTTCCAAAAATGTACAGACACACATAATGTAAAACTTCGTGTGTTTAAAAAAAGGGAAGTTCATTTAGTTAGGTTTCAAAAAGATTTTTATATGAATAAACATATAGATACTGCAGGAGATTTTGCAGTAATATATTACATTAATGAAGATTATGAAGGAGGGGAAATAAATTTTCCTTGGCATGATCTAAAGGTTAAGCCAAAGGCTAATAGTTTTATCATGTTTCCTAGCAACAAGCACTATCTACATGAGGTGCTTAAAAATAGTGCAAATCGATATTCTTCTACCTTGTGGTTTAATTTTGAAGATTCTTCTTATCGTGGAAATATAAACGATATAGAAGGAACCGCTAAGACTGTTGAATATTAAAATGAAAGAAATTATACTATCAATACTAACAGGTTTTGGGTGTGGCGTAGTATTTGCTGCATTCAAATTGCCAGTACCAGCACCACCAGTTTTTGCGGGAGTCGCAGGAATTATTGGTCTATGGATTGGCTTTACAGTACTAACTAAATTCATATCCTAGGAGGAATAAAATGAATACAACACAACTAAAAGCAATGCTTGCATCATACGGACGATCAGTCCTTGGTGCTGCTATCGCTCTTTACGCTTCTGGCGTAACAGATCCAAAGACACTTGCTTACTCATTGCTAGGAGCCATCGTGCCCGTTGCAATTAGAGCAGTCAATCCTAACGACAAGGCATTTGGTAAATTGCCATCTGTTGAAGAGGTAGATTTAGCAGTTAAGACTGCTAAGGTAGTCAAGAAGACTGCAAAGAAGGCTCCTGCTAAGAAGGCAGCAGCAAAGAAGTAATTCTTTAGATTAGCAGGCTAGGGCATTTGACTAGCCTGTTTTTCTATGCTATAATATTTATGCCTGCCCAATAGGGGGGTAATTTAACTTATTCGCTTGAAAGGGGAATAACATGGTAACAAAGTACGCTATGGATCTATTCAATGATCCTTTTTTTATTGGCTTCAACAGAGAGTTGAGTCGCCTAAATACAGCACATAAAACAAACTCACAGTCATACCCTCCGTATGATCTAATCAAACTAGATGAAGATACATACAAGATTTCACTGGCTGTTGCTGGTTTTTCAAAAGACGATATTGATGTTTCAGTAGATAACGGAACATTGATTATCAAGGGTGAGATTGTTGAAGTTACAGATGCAGAGGTAGTTCATAAGGGAATCGCAGGAAGAAAGTTCGTAAGATCTTTTGCACTGGGAGAGTATATGGAAGTAACATCTGCAGAACTTAAGGACGGTATGCTGCATGTTAATGTGGTTCGTATTGTTCCTGAAGAAAAGAAGCCTAAATCTATTAAAATTAAGTAGTATAATAGATAACATTCCGATATAAGACTTTAAAAGGTTTTACAACGGATGCTCCCACGAGGGGAGAGTTGGCAGGAGTTGAATCTTCGTGGCCAATAGACCTGAGCAGTAGTCTATAAACTGCTCATTTATTATGAATTTCTTTTAATATATATTTCATGAAATCCAAGATCGTGTAAAACTATAGCATCAACAGACCAATTTTTGTTTACATTTAAAAATTCGTTTACACCTTGGTATACTCCTACATGATGATCATAATGAACTGCATCATAATTCATATAAGAAGTAAATCCTACAACTCCATTAATATTAATTAATTTAGAAGAATGAATTAAAAGGTTTCTTACTAAAAGTCTGTCCTGATCAGCATCAAAAAGGATAAGATCATACGCTTTGTCTAAAGTAAAGAATATCTCTCTCATATCACCCTTTATAGTCTTTATGTTAGGATGATAAGAAAGTTTGTTTTTTATATATTCTTCATGAGTTGCTGAATTAATTCCTGGATCAGCACCACCTGGCACCCTAGTTCCCTCAGCATTATCATAAAAATCTAAAAGGTCTGCACTCTTGGCGTTTGTTGTATCTATAAACATTTTGGCGGAGTTGCCCCAACCGACACCCACTTCTAAATATGATATATTCTTATTTAATGTTTTTGCATATTCGTATTTTGAAGTAAATAGTCTTGCACCATTCAATTGATCTTGAGATATAGGGATTGCTAACTCCATTTCGTGATCACCATATATTTTTTCTTCATTGTAACCAATTGGATTTCTTATTTCTTTTCCAATTTTCCAATTTCCCTGTGTTTTGTTTTCCATATAAACAAGTATACCATTGACACCATATAATCTAGGAGTACAATAGATATGTCCCCCACAGGACCTTAGAGATGGCATAGTTACCCATTGGATAGAGACCGTGGCGCAAGTCAGGTGAATTGCCTGTGTGGGGACCTAATATTTTCACGGTATAATGATAACAATGACTGACAAAGAGTTAGACACCTATAACAAGCAGCAGTATAAGAAGATGCTTGCTAAGATAAAAGAGGATTCTGGCTGTGTAGATTGTGGTGTTGGTAACCATATAATCCTAGACTTTGATCACCTAAGAGACAAGAAATACAATGTGTCAAGAATGATCCATGATGGTTTTTCATGGAGGGCTATCAAGAAAGAGATTGAAAAGTGTGAGGTGGTTTGCGCCAATTGCCACAGGGTAAGGACTTACAACAGGCTTAACGGTATGATATAATTATTATATGTTAAAAGAAGGCGACTTTGTTATGGGATCAACCTCTGAAGGGGTTGTACACGGCGTTATAGAGCATGTAATGAACGAAGGTGGGGTACTTGGTACTCCTGGATCAGAATATGCTTTAGTTTCAATGCCACCAGAAAACCCAGCAATGTCAGTTAGAATACACAAAGAAGAAAACGGTACATGGAAGCCAACAGCATATAGTATTGGCATGATGTACAAGGATGCTGAAAAAGCAGATATTGATAATCACTCAATGGATTCAGAAACAGCAATGGCAATGTATGACTCATCAATTGGAAAATCAATTAGCAAAGCATACGAAGGTTGCGGATGCCCTATGTGTAAAGAATTAAATGTAACATGCGAAGAGTGTCCTCAGTGTCAGGCTGGAGAAATGAAATCAGATTGCTGTAGCAATGTAAGTAAGCAAGCACCTTGTTGGGATGGATATGTCCAAAGAGGAATGAAGCCAGGAGCAGACGGTAAGCCAGTTCCAAACTGTGTTCCTGCTGCAAAGGCTTTGTTTGCTGATTTTGGCAAGGACTACACAAAGGTACAAACAGAAAGACACTCACTTTAATGCCAAAGAAAAAAGCACACGCATTTAATCCAATGCAGATCAAAGATGGATGGATTGTAAGACTATACAAGGATGGTCGTATTAAGTCTAAGATTGAACCATACCAACCAAAACAGCCTAAAAAATAAACTTAGTCTGGAAGTTTGTGCAAATAGACCATCATTAACTTAGCAACATGTTTTGTTAATCCAGGATGAAATCCATCAAAAAATTGGAAAAATTTATCATTCGTTTGACATGAATAAATTATTTTTATAGCAAAAGTTTTATTTACTATAAAAAACCACTCATCAATATGCTTAATAAAAAGATCAAAAGAGTCTTCTGAGGCTTTGTCTTTAAGGGGGGTCTTATTTAAAACTAAATCAACAAGGTTTTGAATTAAGTATATTGCCTCTTCAGACATTACAGTCCAGTCGTCTTTAGAAAATTTAGATATGTTTTGTTTACATTCTATAACCTGGCTATCTTGCGGAGAATTAATCATCCAATCCCGCCACAACTCAATACACAATACTTTATCCACAGACCTAATTATAGCACCCCTGGCAAGAATCGAACTTGCGACGCATGGCTTAGAAGTCCATCGTTCTGTCCACTGAACTACAGAGGTATTGTATCTCCAACGGAATTTGAATCCGTGTTGCTGCCGTGAAAGGGCAGAGTCCTAGGCCACTAGACGATGGAGACAAGATATATATACAGTATACATTAATCAAACAAGTTTGTAAAGTTATAAATAATATTAAATTATAATTTTCTTTTCTAAAAGTTTGTTATAATAAAAATAACATAAATCAGTATTAAAACTATCTAAAATGTTTTTGTTGTAATTTATCAATTCTTTGCTAGATGGAATAAAATTTTTATATTTAGGAATGGCGTGTCTAGAAAAGTTGTGGTATTTATTTTTATCTATGTTTAATAAATCTAGTATTGTTTTGATTACAGAATCTGGATCTGTTATAAGATCATTAAAATCTATAACATAGTCTGCATTTTCACATAAAAAAGAATACATTAACACATAGTCTGTTGTCTTTTGAACAATTGAGAATTCATCCTGTATCTTGCGCTCTTTATTGAGCGCTAAATAAGAGGAAATACTATCAATCGGATCTCTTGCTATCGTTATTATTTTTCTTTGTTTATTATTATCCTTATCAAAAAGTTGATCTAAAAAATGAGATTTAGTAAAATTAATTTTTTCCATTTCATAAAGAGTATCCATAAAAAAATGAGACCCACTTCTGGGATATGTAAGTAAATGAGGTATATCTTTATTAATCATTCTTCCATTATACACTAAAAGCGAGTACACCAGGTAGGACTTGAACCTACGATAGCCGAATTATGAGTTCGGTGCCTTAACCAACTTGGCTACTGGTGCTAGACCTTATTTAATAAGTAAGCCAAGTAATATGCCAAGCAAAAAACATAAAATTCCAACAGTAGAATAGTAGTATGTTTTCATATGTTCTTTAATAATGTGACTCTTTAATTCTTTTGATAAGTTGTTTAACTCTTCTTGATCTACCAATTATATATCTCCTAAATATTTTGAGATGCTTCAAACATAGACTGACCAATAATTTTTGATCTTAAAGCAGCCTGCTGTCTTTCAAATTTAGATAAAGATGGTTTTGCCTGGACTCTTTTTTTATTTTTATTTGCCCTCTTAATTTTATGTTGAGAGACTTTGTTGTTAGACTTTTTCACTTTGCACCTTGGTTTTCTGCTACATTGTCACAAGGACAAATTATTGATTCTGGAAGTTCGTGAACCTTAGTTACAATAGTAATCATAGTATCACATTCAATGCACTTGTAAATTTTCTTAACTCGTTTGCTCATAAACTAATCATATCATATTTGAGGGCACATGTCAAGACTTGTCCCCATCCCAGGTTCCAATCTTGGTAGTAGGAATTCCGTGCTCTTCCCATAATCTAATTACATTAGGGTTATCATCCACTGCATGGAAAATATTCCAATGTTTCTTAATACTAAGTAAGATATCTTTCTTAACCTCATAGTCTGGTCTATTGTCATCATCCTTACGCATATATAACGCATGATGGCTAATATCATTTTTAGCAAGCCAATAAGAGGTCAGTCCACGATATTTTTCTTTGCGAGATGTAACAATAAGAACATGCATTTGATCAAAGAATGCTTCATTAAGCATCTGAACTACTTCAAAATTTGGCAGGGCATCCACAGAAGCCTCATGAAAAGCATCGTAGTCCCTATCAGAGCCACGAACATAGTGAAGGTAAGGATCTACATTAGCCAAGGTTCCATCTACGTCAAAGATGTACGCAAGAGGCTTAATTTTGATTGACCTTGTATGTCATAATAAAATAACATGCTACATATCCCGCAATAAATGCTGGAATTAAGAAAAATAAACTAATCATTCGTAAGCCTCCTGTCTATCAAAAAATTCGGTCATATAATTATCTTCTCCCCTTGCAACTTTTGCAGCCTCAATACGCATGCCCAAAGCATTTGTTACTGCTGCCTCAATAGGTAGGGCTTCTATAGCCCTTGCAATCTCTTCTCGTAATGTCATTTCGTCTATACTCATACATCAAGTATACACCAATACCGCCTGAATGTCAAAACAAATGATATAATTATCCTATGACTAATTCAATTGTAAATGCAGGAACAATAACAGGCTCAGGAAACATTATGGGCAGTGCAGGAACAGTATACTCAGCAAATCTAACAGCAACTGGCGGATCTTTCGCAGGTGCATATTTTACATATAACACGATGGAATGGTATGATCAAGCACCAGACAATGTCATTAATCATTGGCCAGTAGGAGAAGCAAGATTGCTAACAGTATCTGGACTTACAGGTGGCTACTCAAATCTAAACGGTCAAAAATTTGGTGCATTAAGAACACCAACTCAACTAATTCCACTGCCTGTTGATGGTTATATGCCTCTTGATACATGGATTCAAGAAAATGGAATTACAAATCATCAAATTGAATATCTTAACTTTACGATTAGTTGGGTTTCATAATGGCACTTCCACCAAATTATCAGGGCGAATACAATAATGGAGTATCGTATCCATTAGGCGCAGTAGTCCTTACAGATGGCAACCCATACGGAATTAACGGAGCATACTACATCAGAGTCACAAATGGTGGAAACCCAGGATATGCTCCAGGATATACAGACAACTGGGAAGTATACAATATGCCTAAAGGTATAGACGGCGCAGGATCAGTAACTGGTTCTGGCAGTATTGCTTAATCTTTATCCCAGTACGCCTTACCAAACTCATCATAGTCGTCCCAACCAGAACCTTTTAGGTCTTCTTGTAATCCTTTGATATCAAGTTCATAATAAGTTCCCCACAGTTCGTAAGGTTTGTTAAGATACTTCCACATTTTTGCGTGGTATTTAAAGCGTAACCCTAACTGACTATCTAAAGACTCATCTAAGTCAATAGCCTTAACTAAATGATTACCAGCATATTCCCCACAGAAATTTCCTATCCATCGTAATGGTAGGATCTTGGTTTTTTCAATCCTAGTTATGTTATTCATTGTTTTGTTTTGATAAATTATAAAAGAAATCTGCAAAATGCTCATGAAAATGAATTCCTGGATGAGCAGTATTGGTTACCTTTTTGCTGTTCACTATTGAGTAATCAGACCCAACACCCCAACAAACATTGTTGATAAAATCAGAATTGTGATTTGATTGACAAGACTTTGATATAAAACTACCCACTTGCATTTCTGTTTTAGGTGGGAAAAATGGTGTATAGTTTTTTAATTTAAAATCTTTAAGTTTAACTAAATTTTCCATAAGCAAAGCAGTTGATAAGTCCCATGTTGTCCAATGCAACTCTATGTCATTTGATGAGCAAAATGACTCTAAGGCATAAATTGCATTTATTGAGTCTACAATTAGTTGATGTGGAGAAACTGAGTCTTCTATATACTTTTGATCTTCAACTTCCATAAAAAAAGAATTACTATCGTATACACTAACCCTTGGATTACAAAAAACATATTCTAAATGATTTTGTTTTTCTGCCCAACTGTTTCCTTTTGTTTTATAAAATTCTTTATCTGCTACAACCATTCTTCTAAAAAAATCTGGAAATAAACAAAAAATTTGTTTTGGCATTTTATTGTTTAAACAATATTGAATAGTCTTAGTAGATATACTTTCTGCAGATGCTCCAGGACTTCCTAAATTCATAACTTTTTTATTAATTTTATTGCTTAAAAGGTTTGCCCATCGGCCTGATTCTGGAACACCTATACCAAAAGTTATAGAACAACCAGATACAACTACATCGGAGTCTTTATAAGCCTCTCCACGAAAACCAAATTCATTAATGTTGTATGTATTGATTTCGTCAATTGTTCCAATATAGGGATCTTTTCCATTCCACCTAGTATCAACAACATTTTGTGCATATGGCCCATAATAGCCAAGATTGCTTGTATTTGTAAACAATTTTTTTAAATACAAACTGTTTGATTCATTTTCTTTATAAAAATCTAAAATGTTTCTTGTGATATTAGTCATAATTTATTGTATCCTTATTTTTATTATCTTTTTCCCAGACTTTTTTACCGTCTTTCCACACAGGCCAGTAGCCTAGCAAACGCCAATCCATAGTCATTATCTTAGGATCTTTTGGCATTGACACACCAAATCTTTCCATCACTCATTGTTTGATGAGCATTCCAAAACCACTCTGATTCTTTATCTAGATTGCAAATAGAACAGTTGTTATTGTTCATTCGTCTTGTTTCCAATGGAGGTATGACTTAATATAGACTGCTGCATATGCAAGGGCACTAAAAATAAATCCATATTGATCAGTATAAATAGCATAGGCTATCCAAAGGGATTCGTTAAACAACAAAACATACCATCCCCAGATAGTTTTGCGTCCAACAAAAAAGATACCTGTAACCCCGATGACAGCAAGCACCCAAGAGGCATAGTCTTGCATAAATTGTTCCATATATTTAGTATACCTTAGTGTCTTGTTTTCGTCAAATTTATTATGGGATAATCTTTTTTTCTAAAATCTTGTTGTAATAAAAATAGCACAAATCAGTATTAAAACTATCTAAGATATCTTTTTTGTATGATGACAAGATTTTACTTGATGGAACATATTCTTTTGCGTACACATGTACGCTTGTATCAAAAAATTTATAATCTTCTTTATTTATTTCTAAAAGGTTTAGAATTTTTTTAGTTACAGAATCTGGATATGTTATAAGATCATTAAAATCAATAATATAATCTGCATACTCATACAAAAAATTATGCATAATAATATATTCTGTTAAAATTTGATTAATTCTTATCTTTAAAACATCCATAGGCAGTTTTATTCTACTTTGTTCATTTGCTATATATGAAACAACACTATCTATTGGATTTCTTACTATTGTAATTAGTGTTCTTTCCTTGTTGTTGTTTTTGTCAAACAATGAATTTATTGCATGAGATTTTTCAATGTGAATTCCTGCTTCTTTATAAATAAGTTCATCAAAATAATGAGAACCACTTCTTGGAAATGTTGTTAAATATGGCACCTTGTTCATGATGTCAGGGCCATTGATAGGTGAGCAAGGCATACATCAGCAACAATATATTCTTCATGATTTACCACAATGTCAAAATGAGTTGCGTCATTTTTACAAAAGAAACATTTACTTTTTTCCATATAATAATTATACCATTAAACAAAATCAAACCAGATTGGCATAATATACCTTGATCCATTTGCAGGAGCAACATGATACCAGTAGTGAATATTTCCAGGGAATAAGACTAAATCACCAGCCTTGGGCTTAAAAGATAAATTTTGATGAATAAAGGATAACTCTCCACCCTCATAATCATCATTTAGATATACCCAGCCTGCCAAATGGTTTGAATCTTTATGGCCCAAATCATCTATTGGTATTAATGGACTATTGTTGTGCACCCATTCAGCAAAACGAGAATGTCTTGCTTTTAGGCTTACCCCATATTCTTTTTCTACTAATTCTTTAATTTGAGGAATATATCTTTCTGAATAGTCTAATGAGTCATAATACAGCAAAGATAGTGTGGCCTGACCAGAGTTATCAGGCTGAAGAGGACGGTTGTTGCTTGTTTCTGTATCTTTAATTAAACCTATAATCTTTTCACATTCTTCTTTGTCAAGGTAATTACTGAATACTTTTATATTATCAGGACTTGTTCCAATATTTGAAAAGTTTTCTTTTGTTAGTTCAGATAGTTCAATTTGTTTGTGTTCTGGTAGCACAATGCTATTAAATTCTTTTACTAATTTAAGTAAATTGCTAATATCTTCTTGATCAGTATGAATCATAAAGTCATAAATGCCAAATTGCTGTGATAATTGTCTTATTTGTCTAACAACATCAATAACTGAGCCTTTTACATGATGATGCTGCTGTCTAACTGGTGCATTTTTATCATATTTAATGTTCTTCTCGTCATCTGGATGATTCATGATAAGTGGATCAATAATAACTATAGGTTTAACCTTGCCAAGATCAATCTTTTTAAACTGGTCTTTAAATAATAGATTATCATCTACATATATATATTCGCAATGCTTGTTTGCTATTTCAATTGTAGTGTCTGAAGAACCGACTACTGCCATATGAGTTTTATGCTGATGATGTTTCATTAAGTCCATAACTTTGTCCATCCAAACCTTAGAGACTGAAACTCTTTTTGCAAGGGTGTCAATGAGTGATGGATCATGCATATAATGGTCTAAAACTATCTTTTCAGATTTGTCATTTCCTTCGTCTCCCCATCTTCCAGCAACAAGGTTTACTCCAATTCTTCCAGGAGCAAAACGATTTAGTGTCTCACAAATCTTAGCAGCATAATCAGGGCTTGTTCCGTATGCTGGTAATGCAATTGTCATAATTAGTTGATCTGTTGCCTTCAGTGCGTCTGAAATAACCAAAGAAAAATCTATACCACCTGGACCATACGGAAGCAAAACAGATTTTACTCCAGCACCGTCTAACTCTTTGGCCATCTTCATAATTCCATTAAGGTCTAAGTTTTCAATACTGTCATTTATTTGCCAGTGTCTTCTCCACATCCAGTGAAATGTTATAGGCTTATTTGTATTATCCATTTTTTATTACTCTTCCTTTTGTTTTAAACCAAGAACCTATCTTGGCTTTTGCCACCTTGCTTCTTAGAAGTTCTCCAAATGTTTCATGAGATATCTCTGAACCTAAATACTCTTGCCCCGTTTCAAGATCAATAAGTTTCCACTTTCCTGGTGCCTTGGTGTGCAATATTAAATCAATAGGCTGATCGTAATCATCTACTTCAGAACCATCTAATAGTTTTCTTTTCTTTGTGCTATCCATCATCTTTAAACTATCGTAAACCAAATAGGGAGTGTGTATCTAGTTCCAGAAAGAACTTCTTTAACTTCATGAGCGTAGTGCATATTTCCAGGGAATATCAAAAGATCTCCAACTTTAGGCTTAATAACAAGATCGTGTGTGGCAAAACTAATTTCTCCACCTTCATAATCATCGTTTAAATAAACCAAGGTTGGAATATGATTATCTGTAACATATCCTAAATCATCTACATGTAAGTTTAACTTAGTTCCTGTTTCCCATTTAGCAACACTAAGTTGGGGTTCTTTTGGTTTTATACGATTAAACTTGTATGCTCTTACGATTGTCTTTGCAATTCTATGTCTGATGCCAAACTTGTCGTGTATACCAGTATAGATATGCATCCAGTTTACGGCATTGCCATTTTCATCTTTTTGTGATTCAAAACTCATTTTGTTTTTTTCATGCATATTGTCAAACAAGTACTTAATTTCTTCATCAGACAAAAAATTTTTTACTAATATAATATTTGATGCTGAATTTCCAACCTGTTCAAAAAAATCATTATAAGATTTTACCCTAGTAATTTCTTCTGGGTCGTGACCTACTGGAATATTATTAACTATATATGGCATATAACTATTATACACCATGGCAAAATCTTGGTCATTACTTACAAAGCAAACAGTAGTATGGAACACGAAGATTATCAACATGGGTGTACACGGTTTGAGCACACTTAGCACAAGTAGCATGTACCATATCAGGGTCTGAAGCAGGCCTTGATATTGTAAGTTTTCTTGTGTAGTAATATTTGGTGGCATACCAAGTAAGTAGTATTAAAGTTAATGTTATCATCATATTATTATATCAGAGCCATTACTCAAAGTCAACCTGGGACTCAAAGATATCCACAGGCTGCTTGTCATCATCCATAGCCCCACAGACAGCACAGGTTACCTGGCCATCAAGGTCTAATTGGTAGTCACACCCATACTTTGTACATGTCATATATCTATCATACCACCTAGAAAAAATGTTGTCAAATATTGTGCTATAATAGTCTTATGACAACATCATCAGACAACTCAGCAGCAGTTCAGGCTGCAATCGATTTACGTAATGCAGCAGTTACAGAAGAAGAAAAAAGAGCAGCCGTTGACGCATTAAAGGCAGCATCGCCAAACTGTGAAATAGGCTTAGTTACTTTTACCGATGGAACAACAATGATTTAATTAAATAATTTAGCCCGTCTATTCTTTTGATTAGGCGGGTTTTTTTATGCTTTAAAGTTCGGCGCAAAATAGAAGTAACAAACCTTCCTATGCCCTACACGGGCACTATTGGTGAGTAGCCTTCATATGCCTAGCAAGGGAGTCGTGTCCAAAAACACCCCATCTTAGATCCCATTCCTTCTTACAAATCGGACAGACTATTATCCTCATCACTCTCCCAAATCATTAGACATTTTGTACAGGTAATGCCACGCTCTCTCATATACCAAGTATGATCACATTTAGTATCCACCTAAGCACTCATTTCTAGTGTGGTATAGGCGTATCTTTGTCAATATTTTGCGGGACGGACCAGAAAGATCTTCCTTACAAGTAGAACACCTATAAGACCATTCACCACTAAACCAGTCATGCACATAGCCTTTAGCATTAGCATATTTGTTGGCTACAAAGGTTTGGAATGGATCAGGTATCTCCATATTAATCATCAGTAAAAAAATCTATACCTAAATACCAGTGAAAGAGATACAAACCTATCTCCCATTCGTGTCTGACTGGATAGCCCCAATTGTGGAGATATATACCAATAGCGTAGTTTGATGTCATCTTGCCATAGTGTAGTTTCATATGGACTCAATAGTGGTCAAACATACCACCTTCGTAATGTTCATTTTAGGTTCTTCATTCATAGCCATTTCTCTGGCTTCTTTCTCAGTTGAGGCAAAGATATCAAGATCAAATGCCGTAGCGTAATCTAGTAAAGATACTCTGAATATATGCATAATCCAAGTATAGCAAAATTAGCAGGGTATGTCAAGTATAATAGACCCATGACCCTACTATACATACTCTATAGCCCCATACACAAGGCTATTAAGGTGGGTATATCAGATGTGTCTGGTAGAAGGTTTGCAGCCCATAGGACCAAGGGTTGGATATTAATTAAGTATTGGGCATTTTCCGAACGGGATCAAGCAAGACATATAGAATCCCTAGTAGTACAAACCCTTACTTCCAAGTATGGACATTTTCTGGATAAGGCAGATATGCCACAAGGGGGATATACGGAGACATTTGATGCGTCGAAGATAAGTCGAAAGGCTTTGATCCGTATGGTCAATAGGGAAATAAAGGGCTTCGGGTGAAGGAATCGGACCTTCGTTATCGGTTTCGGAAACCGCTCTACGACCATTATAGGAACCCGAAAAGGTCCTATATTCAGTATATCAGATAGCCACCATATGGGGAGGTGTCTGGTGTATCGTAATGTTTATATACCGTGGTTTTTTAGAGTTATCCACAGGTTTAGCAGTTATGGCTACAGCCACATATTGTACAAACACTGTCTTGTACAGTACAATCATCACACCAATCAGGAGGAGTTTGCTTATATCCTGGGATCTTTTCTTCGGTCATAAACTTAGAATATGATGACTCAAATTTATCCATTGAAATATTATATCAGATAGTTATCCACAGGTTAGTTTTTAAATGCTTCGTAAAGAGCAGCAATGACCGCTACTGCTGATATACCTAACATAGCGTAAATCCAGTAAATGTATAGAATCCATAGGTTCATTGGGTGATGATATCATGGTTTTATATATAGTTATCCACAGGTTTATCCACAGATTAATCTTACTGATAATATATTTAGACATTCTAGAAGTGGAGCGTTGTGGAGGATAGTGGAGTAGGGAGCGCTTTTAAAGAGGCGTTCGTAATCTTTTTTTAAAGAGAGGCTTTTCCCAAACCTTCAAACCTTCTTACCACATATGCCCGATATTGTCAAACCTCATATCTCATTGTAAGGTTTGGGCATTATACATGCAAAACCTTGGTTTGTCAAGTCCTTGTATGCATGATTTTGCCCATAAAAAATCTCCCAAAACCAGGGAGAAATTGTCGATAATCGTAATGTTTTTTTAACAAACCTTTATGTTATTTAAAGAAACCAGGAGATAATGGTTTGTTATTCTATAGGGGTTATTTGTTATAGGGTTTGGTCTTGATCCCCTGGGATTTCGCCTGGCTCAAAGCGGCCTGTGGCCTGCTCAACTTTATCAGCCTGCAAAAATTCGGGGGTAAATGAAAAGAAAGGAGACAAACCTATAGCATGAGTAATAGATACAAAACCATTCCACATAGAATCAGAGAAGGCCTTATATGATTTAGGATCTCTTCTGGCATACTCTGCAAAGTGATGTTTAGGGCTCATATAATAATTATAACACCATATACAAGGTTTGACAAACCTTAAAGACTATGGTATAAGTTCAGCAGGGGGAAAGATTTGAAGGTTCGTAATGTCCTGGTTTGGGGATATAAAGGTTTGGATCGTAATGTTCTGGTGGGGGAAAGTTTTGAGGGTTCGTAATGTCTGGATATAAGGTTTGGGGTTTGACAATTTGATAAAGATATGGCACGTGCCCTTTCGGGGCACAGTTAATCTTCTGTGAAGATATCTTCCAGTCGTGCGAAACCTTCATCTTCAATTCCCAAACCTTCAATAAATAAATCCCAAGTTTCATTTATGTATTGATCTAGTGATGGTGTGCGATTGATTAGTCCTTCAGCAAACGCAAACGCAAGTGGCAAACCTAAATCGCTATAAGCAAAGAAGTCTGTCCATTCGTCATCTTGTTTAAAGTTAATCCATAGTTGTCCAAGAATTAAAGCCCTGCTATCAAAATCCGTTGGTGTTGGCATAATTAGTTCCTTCCTTAGTTTCTTTGGCTGACTCTGCTATTACCTGTAAACGATTATACACGACATTGGGTTGAGACTTTGCTAAGTATTCCCCGACTAATTCCAAATCCACTCGCAGGTCAGAAATAGTATTGCCGAGTTTATTGGCAACTTTTTCCTCATCTGTAATTCGTCTGCTTATACGCATAGTTCTCCCTTGTATCCATTGTATCAAAAAGTGGGGGAAAGAGCAAGCCCCACGCCTGCCCTTCCCACCCGATTAATCTAGGTGACCCAATACCTAGACTAGCACAGGGCTATAAGCAGCCACAAATTTATCAAAGTTAACTGAAACATTATCAGTAACAGTATTGGTAGTGAAGTCGACTAGGATGGTGGTCTCACCTAGGTCCAGGCCATCATTGTCAATTGCATAGATTCCAAACCCGTGCTCATCAAGAATGCTATCCTGCATAAGATAACTAATGATCATACGGGTCCCATATGCTGAATCTGTCCAGCGGGGTTTTGCGTGTTGCAGCGCCATTGCTAGATCCCGCTGCCATTCAGTCTCTCCCCAATGGCTGTAGAGAACTACTCTAGGGCCCTTCTCACTGTCTTGAAATACAAAGTTGATCCGTGCTCCCATTATTCTTCTCCCTCGACATAGTCTAAAATAACAACTGACATATCTGCCCAAATTTCCTTGGACAGTTGAACTTCATCTTCTTTTAAATCACTAAACATAACAAAGTTCATATGGGCACCGCTTGGCTCGTGAATGAGTTCTACTGTATATTCGTTCATTTAGTTTCCTAACAATACATCGTTGAAATCAATTACTGCCATAACAACTCGACCATCTTCATTTAACTGAACATAGACAGGGTATTGTCCGTCACCGTAACCACTGCTCATAGCGACAGCAAGTCCGCCACCAATAGAGCCATAGTTGTCTTTAATTGTAGTAGCAGATACGCCTTGGTAAGAATATTGACCTTCTTTGCCTTCGGGATTCCACTCCTCGCCCTTGTTGGTTTCCCAATCATCTAGATAGCAAGGGTCGCCAATCATTATCTGTCCTGAATCAACTCCAATGTGTCCTGCTAGAACTACATTATCAAAACTATTTATCATTTCTTATCCAATCCTACTAGGGTCATTTCTTCAATAGTAGCACACTCTGTGCATTTTTGCAAGTCTGCCTCATCAAAGGCATCTCTAATAATATTATCAGGGTCTTCAAACTCAGCACCACAGTTCTCACAGTAGAACCAGTTATGACTGACCAAGACCTGAATGGTCGTGTCAGGAGGGCAGGGCACCGAAGTGATAAAGTATCCTATTCGATTGACAAAGTGCCAACCATTCCAGATATAAGAACCACCGTCGTCGCCGTCGCCATACATCCATATGTAGGCAGGGTCTTGTTGCTTTACAAAAGCAACCTCATCGCCATAGGTCTCAAACATCTCTCCATTAAAAGAAGAATCTGTGTCTATATGGTTTTTGATTGGCTTATAGATATCGCACCATTCATCAAAACTTAATTCAATAAACTTATCCACGACTCTTTGTCCTATCACTAATAGCAAATGCTAGTTGATATGTAAGGGCATAGACTTCTACAAGAGCGTCCATTCTTCCTTCTGCTCTAGTTCTGTCCATAGAAAGCATTGCGTCAGAGTATCCACCCTCACGCTCTTCTTTCTCAATCTCAATGTATTCGGTTTCTGCCTCCAACATTAAGTTCTTAAGTTCTCCGTGAAGGATGTCTGTTCCTGATTCACCTAAGTCAATCAGTTTCTGTAGTCTTGGTTCTAGTTGTGTATTCATCATAGTTATATTCTACCCTCTAGCACTGACAAGAAATGGCGGGTAGCAATAAGTTCACCTGTATTATGCATGTCCTCAATCTCTAGGTCACGATACTCATCTGTATCATAGTCACCCTCAAATGTGTCCATGAGGTTTTGTAGTTTCTCAGCGTCCTGTAGGAGACTAATCTCGTGCAGGCGTATATATTCTTTGAATGTGTTTAGGTCCATACTATAAAGTATACGGGTTTGAGTTGATTTTTACAACTTCACGGGGTGTGATGTTGGTCACAGGGAAGATAGGTCCCCAAGCGTCATCATAACTAATATAAGCCATCTTCCTACCACATGGGCAGGTCATCTCTACAGATCCATTAGGGAATCCATACTCATCCCTGGCGGTAAACTCAAGAAGAGCGTCACACTCATCAGGGTCACAAACAAATGTATATTTACTCCACATTATGCTTATACTCATCTACCCAGTCAGGGTTGCCCATAACCCAGTCAAACTCTAGGTCAATGTCGTGCTCTTGTCCTTCAGGCCAGCCAGTTCTTACAACCAACTCTGTGTCGTCCTCAAAAAAGATCTGCTCAACAATTATTCGGTATGTAATCTCACGAGATTTTATTTTCATTTGTATCCTTTGTTTGTGGGGTATGTTTCAATTATAGCGGAGACCACTGACAAGTTAGTCCTCTATGTATTCTACTGAGATGTTACCCAAGACTTCATCATACTTTACCATAGTATCTATGTCCTCAGCAAATCGAGCCATTAGATAATCTACTTTATCTTCCGTGCTCATATCAGGTGGACCGTATAGTTCAAACCCTATATCATTAGACATAGCGTCATCGATATCAATGGTTTGTTCAAGACTGATTCTAACTTTCATTTGCTTTTTGCTCCAGCCTCGAATGCAACCTTGTAAATCTCTACAAGTCTTAGGTATGTTCCCTTGACTGCGTCATCCTCATCAGACATAGAGGCTTCAAAGTATACAATTTGGCTTGCTTGGTCTTGCAGTTCTTCTTTATGCTCTTTCGATATCTTGATTTTCATTTGGGTCCTTTGTTTTGGGGTATCTATTAATTATAGCGGTAGCCACTGACATTAGTCAAAGTAACCCTCAGCCCACAAACCATCAAGGAATGATTGAGCCTTCTCTAAACCATCTACTACCTCAGAAGAGAGTCTACCTGATTTGATAGCATCTTCCATAGCATCTGTCATTACTGCAATATCAGTTTCAGTATAACCTAGCATTAACCTACCTCAATTCCTGCATAGTGGGCAATAGTGTTTAGTGTAGTATGGATATGGCAGTCACAATCCTGTCCCCCCATATTTTCCTCAAACTCTAGGTGAGAGTAATTGCTTTCATAGATTTCATTGATTAGTTCGTCAATGGTGTTCACTTTGTATGCCACTCACCAAGTTCAGGTAGGAATACATTTTCTTCTACATCCCATTGAGCGTCATCCCAACTAAGTTCATCAGTCATTATCTTGGCAATCTCATCTATGAAGGTTTGCATAACGGCTTCTGCGTGGTGTCTATTCTTAGCCTTGATATTTGTAATAGAGATAGCAAGATCACAAGAATAGTAATCTGCATACATTGTTGGGTCTTCCATTGTTTCTAGGGTCATACATATTCCTTTTCGTAGGCGGGGAGTGAGGTTACTACTAATTCTAGCATTTCGTCAGGGTATCTGTCAAGCACCCAATTAAGGGCCTCTCCAGCAGTCTTAAAGTCAGAGGCGGTAGTGCTCTCCCCATAACCTTGAATAGTTGCTTCCCAGCAGTCAACGCCACCAGGAGAGCAGGAGTAGTTCATTTCATATATTGCCACTTGTTTGGTCATATATTAATTATCGCATAATCTAGGGGAAATGTCAACTCTATCGTAAAGATTTTTTGGTTTGACATTTTGGGGAAAAGGTTTGATGATCGTAAAGTTTATTTTATTTGACATTTTTATGTCCAATTTGTACTAGTTTGCACGTGGCGTTTTTATGCATTGCGTTGCATATTTATTTATTGCGATTCCAACGGGACTTGAACCCGTAGCCTCTACCGTGACAGGGTAGCGATCTAACCAATTGATCTATGGAACCAAGCGAGCAGTTTTATATCTTGCTCAGGATATTTTTTTGTTATGCTAAAGACATAACATTCTGAACTACTTTTAGCAAACGATTTTTTTCTGCGTTGATAGCAGGGTCAAAACCACTTGCGCTTGCGAGAATGGATTCGTTAGAACCACCACGAGCAGAACGATACCAGTCAAGGCGTTCGGTTAGCGCATTGAACGCACCCCACGCATTACCAGCAATCATACCATTGAATTCACCAGTGTAAATATCGTTGATGACATCAACTTTATTTTCCCACTTCTTGCTTGAACCCTTAGCGTCTTTTTCTGGCTTAGGATAAGCAGCAAGAATGATGTCGTTGAATTGCTTAGCAGAAACTTCCTTCTCAATCATAGCCTTAGCCATTTTATCGAATTCGTCCATATAAGCATTAGCAAGACCAAGAGTTTCACGAGCAATCTGAACCTTGCCGTTAGCGGTCTGTGTGTGGCGAATCTTGAAAGATTGCTTGATTCCCTTATTCTTCTTACGACCTACGCCACCAAGAGCAAGGTTGAGAGTGTTAGCGCACACAACACGAACGGGTGTTATGCTTGCTTGAATGGCGATAGAACCATCGTGAGATGTGTTGATGAGCAAATAAGTTTTTACCTTATCGCTTACACCATTAGGGTCAAGAATTGTTTCACGCTCTAGTGCTAAAGCACCGAACACGACACGACCACCCTTGATTGAACCAGCGGTTTCCCAACGACCACCGCCGTCTAGGATATTATCACCGAATGAAAATAAATCTTCATTTTGTAGTGGGTGATAACGCTCACCAACAATTCCAAGAACATCTGTCTGAGAGTTATCTGTTGGGTTAGTGCGTAGGACATACTGATATGCCTTATCGCTTGTGAGATGTGTAGGGGTTTCCAAATCTTCTAGGCGAACATTCCACCCATTTAGATTTGCTGCTTGTAGCATTTCTGCCGTTGTTTTTTCTTCTGTAAAGACTGTTCCCAATCCGTGCCAAGCAGGTTCTCTGAATGAGGCGAATGAGGTTTTGCCGTTTTGCGTTTCTAAGTCGTGAGCCACGATTTCCTTCTTTCTGTTGTTGATAATCTAATCATACACCCACCCACTGACAAAAGTCAAATCGGATAAGCAATCAGGGGATAAATGGGGCATTTCGTAACTGTGTCGTAATTCACAATGTGATCTTCGCCATGTGGATAACCTGTGGATAAACCCCACGTGCAAAATTTTATAAAAAAGAGAGCAGTTTTAAAACTTGCTCAGGTTTATTAGTAGCCCCCTACTAAATATCTATTCTATCAATTGAAGATGATAGCCAAGAAATATTGTCTGAATCATATTGAACGGTATCAAAATCAATATCGTGAATTGCATTCTGTGCATCCTCTTCAGTGCGAGCATTAACAGTAACAGAATACATAACTGTAACTTCAACTTCGAATTCTTTTGTTAATTCAAAGCCCATAATTTCAGCAATTGCTTCCGCTTGCTCTTCTGTTATGCTTTCATCTGATAATTCGCTAAGGGTCCACTCTTGCATTGCTTCAACCATACGATTCTTATCTGCAGAATCTGCATATGAGCGCTGAGTTACTTTTTGAATGTGCTCCTCTAATTGAGTTACACGCAATGTTGCCTTGGCCAGTGAATCACGAAGAAACTCTTCTGTTGCATTGACTGTGCTTGCTAGTGTTGATATATCTTGCTGGTCCATAAGGGGCCTCTTTCTGTTAGTTGGTTAGTTTAATTGTATCGCAGGGCACTGACATTGTCAATTACCAAGATGATGAGTAATAGAATGATAACTTATCAATTTCAGGTAAAGCAAAGATTCGCTCTAACTGACTAATAGTATTAGTAAGGTCTTTCCAATACCACTCATCAATATCTGTGCTCCCAAAGAAAAATCCTGCTTGAGGTGGTAGTAGGCTTGGGTCCTTAGTTTCTAGTGCGTGTTCGCAGATAACTTTTAGTTCTGTTAGTTTATCTTGTGAAACATAGTAATCGCCGCAATTATCATTACCGCCTTGAATATTTGTGACGAACCAGTTGTGTATCTGATTAGCCTTGCGCCAATAGGCACAGGTGACCAATACTTCTGCTCCATACATATCTGTAGCGACATCTGTGAGTTGTGTTATTTCCATTAGGTCATTGAACTTAGGGTATACGGCTTCAGGTGAGTTATAAG